TTCGGAGACTACACTCATATATGAATAACTAGCTAGCAGCATACCTGCATGAAAAGGAGTCCCATTTACCAAAATGGTAATTTCTAAGTCTCCCTTCAGCAGATAATAATTTGCCAACTTGTTTTGAACGGCTGCATTATTTAGAAACGCTTCCCATGGATTGAGAACATGAGTAAAATTGGCACTGGGGGTCCATGTATACTGTGCAATACGCACTTTTCGACTCAGAAAATTCCCAATGTCAGCATCACTGGATATTCCATCATCCAGGGCTTTAATCACAGAGGCACCTCCCCCTGAGATTGTTGTATGCATGCTATTAGAAGCATGTACGGATGAGTTGGTTGCACCAAAGTTTGATTGAACTTCAAATGCAAACATCTCTTCAAAATTGTGGCAGCTCTTACCTTGCCCAAAAATGTTAATAGAATTCATTGTGGTTTAAAAAATTTAAGTAAATTAATAATACAAAATAAAATAAAATATATACACAAAATTGATTTTTACATAAAACAAAATTATTCAGAGCTGCAAGTCCTTTACTAATATATCAGTGCCCTGAGGCCATGTACAGGAAGGTTTATTTACACTAACAGGGACAAATGATGCTCCGGGCAGCTTGACGTTTACCGTGCACACTTCTCTAGTACTCTTAAGAGGTATTCACTATCGGCGTTCTCAGATCTAATTCACGAGCAGTCGCCAGTTTTCCACTCTGGTACTGAAGTCAACGTCAGGATAACTGAGTTTCACACCATAAGGTTTAGGACTATAATAATTTGAGCCAGTTCTACATATTCAAAAATGATTAATATACATTATTCTTCATCTGTATCTAGCTCTAACACCCATGCAAGGGTGTCGTCATAGTTGAGATAGTGCTTGGAAATAAAGAAATCTCTAATTCTAACATTCTTAGGATCATCGAATATTTTTTCCATCTTATTGACACAATTGTCAAACACTTCTCTCCCATGAAGACTCCACTCACGCCGAGCTGAGAGGTAAGTCTGAGCAATCTGCTCATAATTACTAATATTGTGCTTAACAACATAGTAACAAAGACTTTTAAAAACGCTTTTCAGTTCTAGGGGACCTACAATCCGATATTCGTTTTTAACAAAACGTCTTTTAAGAAAATCAGCCCTTGAGATATTAATAAATTTCTCTGAGGCTGTTTCCTTATCA